ATTACAGTTAGATACTTCTAACACACATTGTATGAAGTAATCTATTGGCTAAATAGGCTAAAAATGAATTTAATAATATAAACACTGAGTTTATTATAAACATAGAATTCACCTTTTTAATATGGGTAATCGCAAAATAAGATATAGATACAACACTTACAGCAAACATAACACCAAACACAATTGATAAAGCATAAAAATAAACGCAATAGTCTCTTGAAAGAGGACCAAAATATTGTTCCATAAAAGAACTCATTATAATATTTATAGAGATATTAATTTAGGAATAAAACAACTTAAATAAATCTTTAAAAAATAGATAATGAATAATACTAACTGTACAACTCAAAATGATTTATTACTTGTCAATTTATTAACCTTTTACAACGTTTACGACACCGACGGAAAGTACAATTCGCAAAATAATTTAGATAAAATGCTAAAGATTATCACTGGTGAGACGAAAATATCTCTCCGCATCATTGATTGGTTTACCACCAATTACGCCAAAAAATATTATACCAATTATAATATAGAATGTTCTAATAATAATATCACCAAACGATTTAAGGTTTATAATGAATACAGATTGAAATTGGACTCTTACGGGAAGAACCGGTTTGACCCATTCTGTCGATGGGATCGAATTAACATACCTTATACCAATGGCAAATTTATTGAAACCACTATTGGACAACTTAATTTTTTCAAATGGGCACTCGAAAACAAATTGATTGATTATATTTACACCTATTATGCTGACATCGAAAAGGATATGAACACACGAAATAGCACATCTAAACGCAAAGAAATGTCGTCTGACAACACCAAGACCAGAAAAAAGCGCGAAGAATTATCTATGTCTGCAACTAAGAGCATAAAAAAAGAAAAGGTTGAAATAGTTGTGCGATTTAATTAGGTTCCAATAATCGGAACTCCTATTATAAAAATAATAATTAATTGATTATTTCAGTACATAATTCAATGTGCTTTTAAAATGCTCATGGTGTGACATTTTATTTTCGCTTAATTCACAATGATCCCATGGTTTTTCTGGATTGGATTCCACGATATCCCAAGTTATGTTTGGATTTAGACTAAGACTAGCATAATTCCATCTTTTATCTGGATTGGCTTGTATAATATCCCAGGTTATGTTTGGATTTAGACTAAGCCTAGCATAATTCCATCTTTTATCTGGATAGGCTTCTACTATATCCCAAGTTACATTTTTACGTCTACTTAGTTGCGGATAAGTCCATCCTTTGTCGAGATTGGCTTCTACTATATCCCAAGTTATATTTGGGTTGTCACATAAATGTATATAGCTCCAGCACTTGTCTGGATTGGCTTCTACAATATCCCAAGTTATGTTTGGATTTTGGCTAATACAATAATAATTATTTAATATATGTGAATTTGCTTTTATAATGTCCCATGTTATGTTTTCATGTCTACATAATATCGCATAGTCCCAAGGTTTATCTGGGTTGGCTTCAACTATGTCCCATGTTATGTTTAGGTTTTGGCTAACAAAGAAGTAATCCCATGGCTTATCGGGATTAGCTGAAATAATATCCCAAGTGATGTTCGGATTTACACTTAAATATGAGTAGCTCCATGGTTTATCTGGATTTGCTTCAACTATATCCCAGGTAATATTTGGATTATAACTTAAAAGTTTGTAGCTCCATGGTTTATCTGGATTGGAACAAACTATCTCCCAGGTAATATTCGGATTTCCGCTAAGTTTGTCGTACGACCATTTTTTATCTGGGTTGCGTAATATAAAATCAAACCAAGTTGCATCCATTGTTGTTTCCATTGTGGCTTTAATTGATATAAGTATAAATATAATTACGTTTATTAATTTATTTCGATTTTTTTTTAGGTTCCAATAATAGTAACTCCTGTTAACAATAAAAAAATAATTAAATTAATTAGTTTAACTCGTTTTCTAATTCATTAATTGCATTACAACGCTCTTTAATTGCATCTCGTAATTTTGTAAAATGTCCCCACCAAATATCCAATTCCATATGTGTCTCATGTTCGCATTCAAACAACTCTTCGTTGGTTATAATATCGAAATCTGTTATAGTTATATGATTTAACCAGGTTAACAACTTATTAACATATGTTGGTTGATATAATACATTCGCATATTGAAAATTACTTGCTCTATCTGCGATAGATGTATTATTTGTTAGTAACGCATTAAACTCATTTGCTTCATAGCAAATATCTGTGTTAAATGCATTTGCAAATATGTCTCTTACTGTGAAGTACACATTATCTTCCAATGACAACGACTTTAAACTGGGGTCATCCATTAAATACATATAATACGTACATGGATTACTTGGTTTAGCACTTGTAATATTCATTGTTATATAAGTGTGATTGAATTTATTCGTTAAAAAATAATTTCAATTTTTTTATACCAATTCATTCAATGTTTTTTCACAGGATGCCATCGCGTCTCTAAGCGACGCAATTGTAATAATCTCAATTCTTGTTCGTGGTATATATTTATGCGTTTCCAACTTTTGTTTTGTTTCGTTTATCTGTTTATGTAGTACACATTTAACTTCATTTAGGATAGTTTTTGAAAACTCATAAATGCACGGAACATATTTATCGACAAAGTCATATAAGTGAGTAATATTACGCAAATTATCAAACTCCAACAGTCGTGCCTGAGTTACATCAGTAGTCTGAAGTTCTAAAATTAGTATATTATTCTTACCAATGTTGATAAGTATTGTCTCCGATGTTTTACCAAACCATACAATGTCGTGTTCTGCTTTCAAACTGACATTATCTTCAACTTGCATTGTAGATGTATATGTATTTGTACATGGGATTTGTTGCACTTTAATTCTTGCACGTTCACGACAGAAATCACGCATAGTATACGTTTGTTTTGGGGGTGACACATCATCACTAATATTTGCTGTAGATAAAGAAGGTTCATTATTCATTGGTTGTTGCTGTTTTGTCCATTTGTCGCGTAATATCTTACCAATTTCACCAAAACTTGCCTGAGGATTTTCTGATTTAACTTGCGCACGATGGTCGCGACAGAAATTAAGATATGTATATTCTATTTTTGGTGGTGATATTTCAATATTAGCAATATCGGTAGCAGATGTAGTAGCCGATAAATCAACTGTAGATTGAACACGTTTGTTATTAATTGATAATTGTGCTTCTATTTCTAGCCATTTTTTACGCAATAGCTTACCAATTTCACCAAAACTTGCCTGAGGATTTTCTGATTTAACTTTTTCTCGATTAATACGGCAAAACTCCTGATAAGGATGACCCTTTATAGATGTAAATAGACGGGAATTAGCGGTTGTATTTAGCTTTGGGTCCATATTGGTAGAAGTAGTCTTATCCTTAGCAACTTGATTACGAGTTTGAGAACGTGTTTGAACAGGCATTATATAAAGTATACAATGTCTTATGGGGTCGTTATGGTTTCAATTTTTTTCCAGGCGGTATATTCGGTGACCAACTGGTTGACGATGGGTTCTTTAAGTAGTTTTCATATATTATTTAATCGATTGCGAAAACGAATCCAAAATACTTTTCCGAAAAATCTTCTCAACTTAGTGGTTGTGACCATAATGCTCTTAAAGTGGTTTAATTGATGAACAATTTGTTACGATAAGTTATATATTTTTGCATAATAATTTAAAAATATAGTATATAAAAGAACAATGATAGTCGAGGATAGTAATTTTACGAAAAAAACGACAAAAAATATTGTTGTCAACTATGTGACTTCTATACGTCTAAAAAAAACGATTATGACCGACATTTATCAACCCTAAAACACAAATTTGTCGTAAATGATAGTAAAATGATAGTAAATGATAGCGATTTTACACCAAAAAACGAAAAATATGTGTGTAAATGTGGGAAAACTTATAAATATGATAGCGGGTATTATAGGCACATAAAAAAATGCACAGAAACGCCTTTTAATTCGAACATAATAACACCTAAT